ATGGCAAGTGTAAACGAATTAAATTTTAATCAAGTATCAACGCTTTTGACATCTATTGTCAAGCAAGCGACAGGACAGAGCGTGCTTACTCCTACTAATACAAGTGATTTTGTATCAGTAGCTACAACAGCGCTAAAGAATGGCGTTGACCCGGTAATGTCAGCAATAACACAGATGGTTGCACGTACTATATTTTCGATTAGACCATATTCCGAAAAATTCAAGGGTTTAAGAGTGTCTTCGGAACGTTGGGGCAATATTGTCCGCAAACTCAATATCGCCGATGGAGCGTATATTGATGATACAGCATTTGCTTTGCCAGAGGATGGGCAGAGTGTAGACATGTACAAACTCCGCCGTCCAAACATTTTGCAGACTAACTTCTATGGCGCGAATGTGTTCAGTATTGAACGGTCATATTTTAGGGAACAGTTGGAGTGCGCATTCACTTCACCGGAAGAGTTGGCAAGCTTCTACAGCATGGTAACCGGTAATATTATGGATATGATAGAGACAGCACATGAAAACCTTAAGCGCGCAACGCTTTCTAATCTTATTGGTGGAATTGTGTCCGGCGGCGGTACAGAACAGAATGTGCATTTGCTTACAGAATACAATACGAAAACTGGCGGAGAATATACAGCCGTAACGGTGATGGCTCCGGATGTTTACCCCGACTTTATGAAATTTGTATATGCTCGAATAGCTACAATTTCCGCGCTTCTTACAGAGCGTTTGCAACTACATCATATCAATGTAACTGGTAAAGCAATAACTCGTCATACCCCGTATGAAAACCAGAGACTATATATGTATGCTCCGGCGATGTATGAGAGTACAGCGCGCGCGATAGCAGATACTTATCATGACACATTCTTGCGTTATGCAGACCATGAAACGGTCAACTTCTGGCAGTCTGTCGAAACACCTGATACAGTTAATGTAACGCCGTCATATCTCAAGGCTGACGGCACTATTACAACGCCGAGCTCTGAGGTGTCTGTTTCTAAAGTATTTGCACTCCTCTGTGATGAGGAATCTTGCGGCATGACAGTTGTTAACGAATGGAGCGCAACAAGCCCCCTCAATATTACAGGCGGTTATTATAATGTTGCATGGCATTTTACGGATAGATTTTGGAACGACTTTACCGAAAATGCTGTAGTATTTACAATGGATTAATATTATGAAAGTTACTTTATATTCAGGATTTGGAAAGCGGAATAATTCAACCAAAACACCCCCCACAGAGGGGGTTACATACACCGGAACGCTGAAAGATAATTGTACAATACTAAAACCCATCATTATCTTTCAGGCTGCCGGGGCGGGCGATTATTTCCCTGAAAGCTATCCTGCAAGCTATAATTACGCTTATATTGATGCTTTTGAGAGATTTTATTTTGTGACGGAATGGGAATGGGCGGAGCGGAATTGGATTGCAACACTTGAAGTTGACCCTCTGGCAACATATAAAGGTGATATTGGAACAGGTACACATTATGTCGAGCGGTGCAGCGGGTCATTTAACGGCAGAATTACAGATACTGTGTATCCGGTCATGACAGACCCCAGTGTTACAATAACTGATATTGATTCTCCATGGATTAATGAAACCTATTATATTGTGGGTATCAGTGGAGGTGGAGGGACAACAGGCATAACCTATTATATTTTTTCATCCTCTCAGTATTCAACATTCATTCAAAATATTTATAATAATAATTCATGGTGGAACGCTTCAACGGCAGATGTTACTTACGACCCCTCAATATTCAATCCGTTGGACTTTATAAAATCAATTAGGATGTACAGAAGTTCATTTGGCGGAACTGCGGTAGAAAGTGTAAATATGGGATATTGGAGCGTGCCCGCCACATGTCGAATAATATCCGACACACAAGCATATTCAAGTGTTCAAAGAACAATCACTTTGCCACAGCATCCGCAAACATCGAGCCGCGGAAGCTATGTAAATTCAGATTTATATACTAAGCGTATATTATCAATTAAGCCTTTTGGTAAGATTCCTTTGGATTGTAGTCTAATCGCTAATGAAACGTCTATTAAAATTTATATTGGTATTGACGCATATTCTGGCCGGGGCTGGTTACGTGTATCTAATGGTTCCAATTCTATGATAATTGCTGAATCAGAGGCACAGGTTGGAGTTGATGTGCTTCTTAATGTTCAGGCCGTATCGGAACTTTCACGAGCAACAGCGATAGCCAATTCAGCTTCAAGTATTATTAGCACTTTGACCGGAAACGGTTCAAATATGACTATTGAAACAGGCGTGAGCAACTGGGCGGCAATTGCCGGAGTGCCGCTCATTCGTGAGACCGGAACAGGTGGGGATTTAGCAACATTTTCTTTTGCTGAAAGTAATAGATTATGTTCAGCATTTTATTCAATAGCTGACGAATATAATTCAGAGTTTGGCCGTCCATATTGCGCGCCGGCGGTGTTGAACACTGTAGGAGGTTTTATTAAGTGTGCTAATGCAGAGGTTGAATTCCCGTGTCTCGCACCGGAACGCGCAAAAATTGAAGCGTACTTGAACGGAGGTTTTTTCTATGAATAGTGTGCCGTATTCATACGGTAACATCATGCTTGAAACGGCACCTGTTACGCCGTCAACAATACATGTAACGAATACCGCGTTGTCAGCATTTTTCAGACGATATTTATTTTCTGATTTATTAAGTGTTTGGGAATGGAAAATCCCGGAGAATTGGGATAGCAATTATTTCAAAGCTGTTCTATTCTCATGGGGATATTTTACAATTATTGATACTCCGGCGTTCGGTATAATTCCACAACAGGCGGGATTAAAAGGATATAATGTACAGTATCAACCTACTAACGCTGTAATTTCTAATCCGAGAATAAATCAAATACTTGAACCTGTAATCGGTGAAGAATGTGCGGTAATTAGAATACGTCCCGATTATTGCGGCATGCTTGACCTTGTTAATTATTATGGCGATATGATGGCGTTGACTGCAGAAACACTTGATACTAATATACTGAATTCAAAACTTGCTTATGTCTTCGCTTCTGATAATAAAGCCGGAGCAGAAACATTTAAGAAGTTTATGGATAAAATTGCCAGTGGTGAACCTGCAGCATTTATAGATAAAAATTTATTTGATGAAGAACACAACCCCCACTGGGTAAAGTTTAATAATGAAATTCGAAATAATTTCATAGCGAACGATTTACACGGACTTCTTAAAAATCTATATAACGATTTTCTTAATCGAATAGGTATACCAACTGCCAATACTGATAAAAAAGAACGACTTATAACATCGGAGGTTGAAGCTAATACTCAGCAGTCGTTCTCCGCAATGGATATGAGTTTAAAGGAAGTCCGGCGAGGTATTGAGCAGGCTATAGAAATATTCCCTGAACTTGAGGGTAATCTGTCGGTTAAATGGAGGGTAGAAGTTAATGGACGCTTGTCTTTCAATAATGGGAATAATCAACTCAACGCTTCCGACAACAGCTGACTTTGAGCAGTTAGCTTCAAAATTTAAAAGCTGGTTTAATGTTTCAAGTGATTGGATATCAACACAGCTCGCCGGATATATTCTTATAAATACTGCGGAGCTTGAATTCATATTTCCCGACCCTAATTTTGCTGAAATTGCTATTAGCGCATGGGCGCAGGTTAATGATGTGAGATTTACGGAATTATATAATACCACTACTGCGGAATTCTATAATTCGTTTGAACCTCTTGAAAATTACAATATGGAAGAGACAACTACGCAAGAAGATACTAATACCGGAACCGATTCGCATACCCACAGTGGAGGGACAACCACTGAAGATAGTATTACGACTAATGATACCGGAACAGTATCAGACAGCGGGGAAGCCAGTCGTGACGGAACTACTACGCATAAAGTATCGGCATTTAATTCCTCAACATTAGCAGATGCACATAGTGACACTGATAATTTTAGTACTACTTCTACTAATACCAGAACTGACAATTTAACGCACACAACTACAGAGGAACACACATTTACAGATACGCAAAAGCTCGATATAAGCAGAAGTGATATATTAAATCGTACAGTAACGCTAAGTCGTCATGGAAACATCGGAGTAACTACAAGTCAGCAAATGGCGCAAAGTCAAAGAGACTTAGTTATGTTTGATTTTAATAAATATATATGTGACGAATTTAAAAATGAATTCTGTATTTTGTTATATTAAGAGGTGAAACAATGTACTATTTTCCTTATACAAATTTTCATGACTTAAATTTAGATTGGATTATTGAATATGTAAAATCCGCTAAAAGTGAAGTTGAAGATTTAATAAATCAATTTGAGAACTTAATAGTTCAAACGACCGGCGAGTCAACAAATAAGGTAATGAGCCAAAACGCTGTAACAATACAGTTGAATTCTTTAAGCTCCAGAATTAACACCCTTAATAATGCCGTAGAAGAATTGACAGAGAAGCTCAATGAGGATATTGCAAATTTAGCAGAATTTGAAACTGAAACAGCTTCAAATTTTTCATCTGATAGGAATAGACTATCAACTATTGAGAATGCCCTTACACGTTTTTATGTTTTTGTTACACATACTGCCACGGAGAATACTATAAATGTATCGATGGCTGATTTACTAAATTACCGTACCAGAGCTAACGTCCGATATTATATCGTGGATAATGTCAATAACTTTGTCAGGTATGCATATGAATCATATTCGCCACAATCAACGACAATAATGATTCAGACTTTGCCATATACTAATGAAAACGCAGTATATCGTGCAACGATTAACATAACATCTGGAGCGATAACATATTCTCCAGTTGGGATTGTACCGATATCTCAATCCTCAGGTCAAAGTCAGACATCGGTGATGTCGCAGCGAGCTGTGACGGATTTTGTCAACACTTCCAATTTGCCGAGGTATCCTCGATTTGAAATACAGTCTGACGGAGAGACAATACCGGCAGGGCAGCTTACTATATTACAAAACATTTTAAATGCTATAGTCGTTAATAATTATTCACCACAAATTTATTTGAACATTACAACGGATAATGTGACTGAGCAATTATATGTTGACAGTGCAAATAGCACCGGGTATGTCCTCCGAAATAATAACTATATTATAACATATACTACCACACCCTCAGTAACTATAGAACCCGTTGAAAAAGTGTTTACTTCTTCAGTTACAGGAATCGTCCGAATAGCTGAGGGAGCAGCAACAGGATATAGCATATTAAAAATAATCGGAACGGATGTTGATTTAACAAATTATTATATTGTTGACGCTGATATTACAAATTTAATAGGTGGAAATTCAACATTAATTTCCGTGTCTCCAGTATCCGGAGTGCCTGTAATATTAATATATACGAATGCCGTGGCATTCTCGGGCAGTTGGACTGTCACTTGCAGACATAAATAAAGCGGGCGTAGCCCGCTTTATTTTTTAAAATGGACAATAATCGTCGTCATTAACAATTGGCATTTTAGAAGCTGTCTGAGGCTCATCGTCAGTTTCATCCGGCTTGATACCCCGGACTATATAGAGCTTATCAATAAATAATCTAAGGTTATAATCTAATGATTTTTTGGGCTTTTCTACGACACCCTCAATAATTACTTCTGCACCTTTAGGAATAAATTGCAGCACATTTTTTAATTGTTCCTTATTACCAATAATATCATAAAATACTGTATTTTTGAATATTTGGCAGGCCAAAGAGTTTGCAACCATAACTTTGGTACTTGTTTTAACCTCGCTCCACTCCTTACACAATCTGCCTTGAATTACTGTTTTGTTATACATTTTCTTTCTCCTTTAATAATTAATATTTATCTATATTTAAAATATAAGATACAAATTAAAATTACCGTAATAATGGTAACTATAAGTAATCGAGCAGCCCAGAATTTCAACATCTCTATCCATGTAAAATTATTTTTCATTTATACACCTCAATACATTTTTATATATTTTAATAACAATTTTAATAAATATCCTTTTTCCGCTTCAGCTTCTCCAAAATACACGGAATTTACAATATTTCGGTATTTATTGCGGAACACCAAGATGTCATATTCATTAAGCTTAAATTCTTTAGGTGCTCCGCTTTTATGTGTCGATAAGTAATACGGCTTTTGTCTGGATTTATGCCGGTATACTGTAATCTCTCCTATTGTTACGACCGGGATATACTCTGCAAGCGGACGTGACACGTCTAAGAAGCTGTCCATATCCTCAAACAGGTTATCAATAGCTTGATTTGCAAACGCTGTATCTTTAGTATATTTGTATAATGCCGTTTTCTTTTTGCGCTCGCTTATTGGTGAATTTAGATATAACGCTATTAGCCGTTCGTGTTCGCGGTCTATTTTCAATTCCTTCTTATTACGGTACATTTCCATTATAGGACTTATCATATTAAGCGTTAAAAAGTAGTCATTGTTTAAAATTGTAGAATTGCATATGCTAATAACGCGGAGTGCCGGACGACCTTCTAACTCTCTATTACGATTGATTGTCTCATAAGCGTTGAAGAACGTGAAAGCCTCGCCATTCATGCTTTGACCCTTTAATGTTTGAGGTATCGCCTCGTCCTGTATTATAAAGTCAATATCCGTCATATCTCCGCCGCGGAAATTCGCAAACGTTGACAAGCTCATCATATATCCGAGACATTCACCCCACGCCTTGCCGTCCTCATCAGCATAATAAAAGCTATAACAATCATCGCCATTCGGATAGGGTCTAATGTCTATTCCTTTATCAGAGTTTAGTTTTTTAAATACATTGAATGCTTCGGTTGACAGCTTTTTAACTTCGGAAGCTTTACGCCTTAGCAGTATAAATTTAGTATGATGATTTAATACTATTGTTTCAAGTATAGTATAAGTCTTTCCGATTCCTCGACCGCCAATTAACCACATAAACGGCAATCCCTTACTTAACAGATATTCAATATCCGGATATCCTGACGGTTGATATAATTTGCTTTTCTTTACTCTATCCATCGTATCTTTTCCATATCAAAATAATTTTTTCGCAACCATTCAAGGGATGAATTGCTGATACGTTTCAAAATATCTTCTATATCTATACTTGTACTAAGCTTATACGTTGTTGGAACTATTGCAACATTAGACGATATGTGAAGATTATGCCCATCAATTTGTAGATCGATGTCCGTATCATTATCATTATAAATAGCCCTATTCCCTCCGGCTTTACTCCAAATAAACCCTTCCTTGAATTTCTCAATATCGCCGAGTTCTTCCGCGCCGGACGGAGTAGACCCTTTTCTATTCTTATTGACACCTGCCACAGTTACTTTTAATTCTCCGTCCTTAACCTGGGCGTATTTCTTCGCTCCCAGAGTGACGAACTTTTCGCTAACGCCATCGTTTTCATACACACCCATATAATGATTAACCCCCTTTATATCGACAGCTTTATAGCCCAATTTTTTTTGAGCCTCTGCGACCATTCGTTTATTATACTCAATAGGGGCATGATTTCCAATGAATTTTACGCTGTCCGTATCACCGTAAACAAAATCACGTCCAACAATCCACATAAACGCCTTTAAATCCTGTCTGGCATACGCCGTAACCCACACGCCCACCGCGTAGGGCAGAAACGGAGCTCTCTTCATTTTAGCAAGCTTCTCTTCTTTTGTATCAATTAAATAGTATTCATCAGTTGAGGATAAATACGCTATATCGTCTTTCAAAGTGTTTTGTACTGTCATTCCATACAAGGCGTTGATTTTCTTTTTTGATTCTGCATATGCAATTTTATCTTCTCCGCCTTTCAGCTCTGTCTTTTTTATAAACAAATCAATCACCAGCTTCCTAAATTCGTAGGGCAAATATCGTTTGAGAGACTTATAACATTCTATTATTGTTATATCCTGCAAAGAAATGTTATAATCCTCTAATAAAATCATTAAGTCAATTTCTGTAATAGTTGTCTCCAAACTTTCAGCGTACAATATTCGCCCGTTATCGAGCAAATAGTTTTTTATGTTCCGACACTTACTGAACGATATATACGGTTGATGCCATTTCTTAAGTTCTACATGTTCCAATCGTACACGGAATACGTATCCGAATTTGTCCGAATTTGATAGTATGGTTTTAATATCATCTGTCGTTTCTCTAAACTCGGTCAGCGGAAATTTTTTATTAACCAGTTCGTAAGGATATGAGCTTTCACGGTCATAGCTTCCAACATTATATAATATCTTTCCAACATAGAAACGGTTAGCGTGAGTATCTCCACCTCTAAACGCTTCACGCAACAGTTCAAACACGTGTAAGGTGGGCACTAAACCGCGTAATATTCCGTTATATGGGAATAACACCTTTTTTGCCATACGCCGGACATATCCAGTTGAAGTATACGGGATTGTGTTTAGTGTGTCGCCATTGGCTTTTAACAATGCTTTTATTGCACATGACAAACCTACAACATCATTTCGCATATAAACTAAATCATCAGCGTCTATCTCTGACCAAGGATATCGCACAATATCATAGTTCATTTCTGTTTTCTGTAATGGTCTTGGAACGTTCATATCTTTCATGAAACGCTCAAGTCCTACCCCTGCGAGCTTATAACTACAACGAAATTCCACTTTATCCCATACGCAATATAGAGGCTCCCTAACATCAACTAAGAAAACATCTTTTCGGTCAAACTCATGGATGCCTTTCAAAAATTGGAATTCATGAGCTAAATTATGAACATATATAATTAATCGTTTCTTCTCCGGAATTATTCGGTTTAATTCGTCAATCACGGTTATAAAATCATCCCAAGTTCGGCCATATATTACAGGCATGCCCCATATATGCAGCTGCCATATATACATAAACGCGTGTGTCTCATCTTTGTATTCAATTTTACTCGTTTCTATATCCCATGACGCTATTATTTCCAGATACTTATTAACCGATTTCGTTAATAATATTTTGGACAGTCTTGTGTTTAGCATCTCCATTAATAAACGCACGTGCAAGCTCCTCCGACGAATATATGTCTATTAGTTTTGTGTTCTTCGCCGCGGCCATAAAATCGGCAAATTTATTATATTTAGAAACTGGAATATTATATCCGTGTTTTTTTAATGTTGCAACACTTTTTCGGCGCACTTCTCTTAGCCCCGCAATACTTGCAAACTTATTTTTATATAAATTCTCCGCAATTTCTCGATAAAATGGTAAATCCTCATCTGATATGTCCTTAGGGGCTTCTAAATCAAATAATCCGCTTTTAAGCACTTTGTCATAATCTGACCATTCCTTAGACGCTGAAAACCTTTGCTCGCGCTTCTTAAGAATATAATACAATCTGCGGTATTCTTGTCTATCTGTCATTAGCGTTATCCTCTGTCATAATATCTATACATTCTTTAACTGCCGACAGCTTCGCTTGATAGATATCAGTTTCCAAACTATTCTTGCATACACTATAGTGTCGACGGTACATTATTTCATAATAATTATATAATTTAATCATTTTATCTGTTTTTGTCATTGTCTAAAACTCCCCATACTAAAACATTGTAGTCGTCGTCAACTCTACATTTTGCCAGCCCTGACTTACTATAAACACATTCATATATTGATTTTAAGTCCTCTTGATGAATTCCGCCTTTTAAAAAATGTGAGTATATATCACCGTTTGACGCGCGAAATGTTATAACATCATGACCGGTCATAAATTCAATCCCTTGAGGTGCTAGTAATACCGTTTTACTTCCTATGTGATAATCTAATACGCAGTAGCCGACTGCATCGTATAACAATACTGTGTAATACCCTGTACATTCATCATCCACTGCATAACCCCGATATATAATATAATCGTCACATACTTTATTTAATCGGTCGATTTCATCCCACGTATGAAGCTCAAAGGCATCATCCATACCTAACGCGTCTTTAAAGTTCCTGTATTCGTTCATATCTACATCCCCTTTCGTTGATGAATATAGTATAACAAAAAAATATTTCAACGTAAGATACAAATTGTAAATGATTAATACTGATTGTATTGAATTTATGTTAATAAGTAGTTAGCATATGCTAACTATAGTAATTATGAATTTCGTTAAAAATTTAACGAAGTGTAATATAGTAATTATGAATAGATATTATGTGTATTGTAAAGATTGTGTGAAGCTTTGTAATATTAACAAATTGTTCATGAAGTTCATGGGAAATTC